CTTAGCTGCGCATAGTTGCCGAGACGGACGCCTTCGTTATTGGCGTCTGCAACAACGTCGTTGCCTTCAACCTCTGCGTTAGTATCCGACGCCGCGGCGAGGTCTACCGTGACCCATTCGGAGTAAGTCGAAGCGGCAGTCCCCTTACCGATAGCGGAGATGAAGGGGGTTTCCGTTGGGGCAATCAACTCCGCGATTTTGGATAGGTCCTCCGCGATGACAGTTGATTGATAACGCTGCGCAGTATTCGCTGGTACAGCCATTTGACCACTATCCTAATTCGATCAGCCGAGCAATGGCATCCATGTCCTTGCCACCACTTCGCTTAATGTTGCCGATAACAGCCTTTCTCTGATCGGGGGCTGGCCCTGCGGCGCCCGGCCTGACCATTTTGGGTGCTGTCGCGATTTTCTGTTGGACTGCGGGTTTCGACGCCATCAACTGTCTGTACAACATGCTTTCCCTTGCCATTACTATGGCTCGGGGGTCCGCGGCGGCGGAAATCTCGTGATCGGCGTATCCGATGCTACGGAGGTGCTGCGCGATCTTGGGCTGCTCCGCTTTCGCGGTTTCCGGTCGGCGCCACTCGGGTAGCATTTCGGTTAGCTGCTCACGGGCACGCTGGAGCATTTCCCGTTGGGAAACCTCGCGGTGTTCCGCCATCTGCTGTTCGACGCGCTGCTTCTCAGCGAAGACCTGCTGAAGCTGGGTCGCACGGGCTTCCCACGCTTTTTCCTGTTGCAGGTATCCGATCGGGTCCGTGTCCAACATCTCTTGCGGGGGACGAGGCGGTAAGCTCGTCTGCAAGACTGCGGCAAACTGATCCAGTTGCGCCGCGTAGTGCTGCCGTTCCGCTGTCACCTGTTGGGTGGCCGCTTCGGCTGCTCTGCGCTGTTCCGCAAGGGAATTCATATGCCGGGAATAGTCGCTTTGCCTTTGGTAGCCGCGGAGCAGTTCTTCGCGAGTGACCTTCTCTACGCGGTCGCCGACCTTGACCTCGTAAAGTTCCGGTTCGTCGTCGGGAGCGGCATCGGGCTGTTCGGGCGCTTCGTCGCCGTCTTCGTCTCCGCCGTCATCGGGCGGTGTTTCCGGCCCCGGCTCGGGTTGTTCCGGTTGTTCCGGTTCTTCCGGCTCGGGCACGGGGTCGGGGTTTTGGGAAGCAAACTTCCCATTCTGATCGCGCGGCCGGCTGGGCTGCGGGTTGTTCTCCCGCTCCAACAGGCCCGTGATCAAGTCAACAGGGTCGGGTGCGCTCCCCGCGTCTGCGGGTGCGGCGTTCACGTCGTCCATGCTGTTTCTCGTGGTCTACGGGTTGGTGATACCGGCGCTGATGTCGTCCAGCCGATCGCGCGCGATCATGCCGTCCTCCAACACGCGGTTCAGGTCGGCGCGGACCATGCCCAGCGCCTTGATACGGTGCCACAGCGCTTCGCGCCCGGCGGTGTCGTCGGATCGTGTCGCCTGCCAGGCTTCGACGTAGGTCGCTTCGAGGTTGGCGAAGGCAGCGACCAGCAGTTCGTCTTCGATGATGGCGCGCGCACGATCAGCCCGCGCCGCGATCCGGCGCAGGTCCAGTTCTTCGTCGGTCATCAGGAAGCTCGGAACCGCTTCTCGACCAGCAGGAAGCCGAACAGCGGCCATAGCTGGCGGAATGCCCGGTCGTAGGCGATCTTCTTGCCCATCTCTTCATCGAAGTTGGCGGGGTCAGCACAGGCCGCTTCACCAATCACCGAATAGCCGTTGTCGAGCACGATGCGGCAAACCAGGAAGGTAGAGCCGGGGAAGGGGAGGTACTGGACGCTCTTGATCCGGCTCAGCATGTATTCCGGCGTGACCCGCTCGCCCGGCAAGGCTTCGAGTGCCGCCTTCAGTTCGTCTTCGTTCATTGCACGGTCCCCGGAGGCTGTGGCGGCGGCGGCATCTGCTGCATCCGCTGTTCATGCTGGTGCTGCAGGCTGGTCTGCGCCATCGCTGCCTGCTGCCTGACGGCTTCCCGGTCGCGGTCAACCTGCGCGCGGATCGCGGCTTGGTTGATTTGGATCTGATACTTCGCGGATAGCTCGGCCGATTTGAGCGCGATATCCGCATCCAACTTGTCGCGCTCGCGGTCATCCTGCCGCATCATCTTCTCGCGCTCCAACTGGAGCTTGCCGCTTTCGACCTGCGCCTGAACCTGCACGAGCATCAGGTTCGGATCAGGCGGCGGCGGTTGGGGCGGCTGCTGCGGCGTCTTGGCGGGGTCCATGAAATAGCTGTCCACGGACTTCAGGCCGCTCAACTGCACCAACTTTGCGTAAGTATTGTAAAGCTCTTTGGGGCTGACCAAGCCGAGACCGCCCATCTGCAGCAGTTCCTTCTGCCCCTGCAATACCTGCGTCAGGTAGCCAAGCTGCTCGACCTTGTTGCCGGTCCCGAGACCGACCTCAGTGACCAAATCCATGTTGGCGTTCCACGCGCGCGGGTCCATCTCGACCCACGTATTCCGCAATCTCACGACCCGGCTCTTCTGTTGGTATTTGGTCACAAGCTGGAGCATGAGGGCGAACGCGCGCTTGATGCCGGTCTCAGCCAGCACGCGGCAGATCAGTTCGACGCGCTGCTGTGCCGCGCTTTGCAAGGCCGCAATGCCTGTCGCGGTCTGGGTCGCGGTGTTGCCGCCCTTCAGCACGTCGGCATCGACGCCTTGCGCCAACTTGCTGATACCGCTGCGGCCCTCAAGTACTCGATCCACATACTCCAGCATTGGAAAGGCTGCTTGACCCACAAAAGTGCTGTTTAGTTCGCCGACCATGCCCGGTGCTTTTACGCGGACAACACCGCCGGCTTCAGAATTGAGAAGTTCTTGGAGATTTACTTGCCCATCGACAGCCCACGTCCTCGGCTTGTTCGCAAGGTACAAACTATTCAACATTTGCCTAGTAATCGACGTTTTTATTTCTTGAATATCCTTGACGAGATCGCAAATTGACAGGCCGTTGAGCTTGTGCGGCATCAGGATCGGGCTCAGCACCGCGAACGGCGGGCCATCGATTTCCTCGGTGTTGAGGACCTTGCCGTCGTTCGTCCCGCCGAGCGTCACCTTGACCCATTCCGTCCGGCCGTCAGCGTTTATATCTAATTTTGTATACCACTCGGTGATCTCGATCAGCCGGCTTGCGCGGTCGCGGCTATCGCGGTTCACGTCCTCCAGCGTGCTCGGGCGCATGCGATGGCTGCGCTCGGCCCACTCGTCGTCTTCGTCGGCGGTCGGCAAATCATCGACCAAGCCGGCGTCAAACCCGGCGTCGATCAGGTCGCTCTGCGTGACGCGGCGTCGGTGTCCCTGCCCCGGCTCGGCATCGCTCTTGACCGTGGGCAAAAACAAATATTCTTCCGGCGGGACCGCTTCGACACAGACCCTGCCATCTGGGTCGGCGTAGGTCAGGCGCACGTCGTACAGCGTCATCGGCTGACCGTCCGGACCGATCGGTCCCTCGACCGGGTCGGCGGCGCTGATCTGGGCGTTGGGGTCCTGCGTCAGCATCGTAAGCTGCATCTCGCTCAGCCCGCCGAGATCAACATTTCGATATCGGGTCTCGTCTTCCCACCAAATCTTGATCACGCCCAATCCACCGATCAGGCAGTCTTTGACCCAGTTATGTAAGGTAAGAAATCCTGGGTTGTCCCGTGACCAAATGTAATTGCAGAAATCAGTGGCTTGCTCACTTGTCGCCTCGTCCTCTTGGCCTTGCGGTTCAAATTTAACTATTTCATCAGTTGAGGCAAATACTTTGATGATTTGAGGCAAGAGCCATTCAACAGTTTCGAGGACTTCGCGCGTGACGACCTTGCTTTGCCCGTCTTTGCTGGGCCACATGTTGGCGCCGGTATAGTAGTCGAGCGCGCGCTGTCGCTCGCTGCTGAGCGTACCAATGTGGCTCTCGGCGGCAGCGATCTCCCTGCCGCAGATCGACTTGATGTCGTCTTCGGACAGCGGGCGGGGCGGTGTTACCATGGATCAGCGCTTCCGCTTGGTGTCGGTGTCATCGTGGATCGGCGCCGTCAGCAGACCGCCGCCGGGCGCCACGGACGAGAGCAAGTCGGGATCGCCCACCTTGTCGGGGTCGAACTTGGCAAAGCGCGAGCGGGCTTGGTGAGGGTCGAGCAGCATGTAGCTGTGGCCGCCCTTGCCTTCGATCTCGTTCGGGTAGCGCACGCTGTCGTAGCCATGGCGGCGCAGAATATCGGCGAAACCCTGCTGCCAAGCGGCTTTCTGTTCGCCGTAATCCAGCTTGCGGACCTGATCAACCAGCGCGTTGAAATCGCTCCAGACTGCCGGCGGCGGGTCCCAGCCCTTCGGTTCGTACCCCTTCCCCCAGCCCTTTTCCTTGGCGGCATAGGACATGAAATTGCTGTGGCTGTCCCATCGGCCAAGGTCGGGCATGTCCAGCGGGTTCTGCGCCTTGACCTTGAGCGGCAGAATGCTGCTGTCCCGGTAATGGTAATCGATCTCGCGTTGGGCTTCCGCGCGCCGCCATTCGTGCGGGCTATTGTCCCGCTCGTTCTCCCAATACGCCCGGCCATGGTGCCCCCACAGCGCACCGTTGGCCGCTTCCTGATCGCCGACATGGATAAAGGCGTCGGGGTTCGGCCGGTTCAGGCTCCGCTGCGTCTCGAAGGCCGGGAAATCGCTGTAGGTGCCGTGATAGGCGTCAAGGTTATAGCCCTGTGCGGCAGCGCGTGCCGCCCGCGCTTCCGGTGACATGTCGAGCGGCGGCGGTTCGCTGAACGAAAACTCGGCATCGCCCTTGCGGATGATCTGCTTGTGCTCCGGCACGCCTTGGCTGGCGTAGGGGGTGGACATGCGGCGCTCGGCCGGGTCTAGGTTCAGCCGCGCTTCCACGTCGCGCGCTTCCACCTCTCCCAGCGTCCGCATGTATTGGCCGTACGGTTCATTTTCCTGCTTATGCTTCTCGACTTGGCGGAGAAGATGGGCCGACATGCCTTCGGTTTCTTCGCGCGGCAACTTGGACAGGCGCACCGCTTCGGCAGTCGGCGGCCATCCGTGGATTTGTTCGTAAAGCTGCGTATCGCCCTGATAGCGGCGCAGGAATTCCGCCGCGCTGTAGTCGTTCGCCTCGTTCAGCAGTCGCTGGATCAGATCATTGTCCACTTTGCTGCTGTACTGGCGCGGATTGGCGCCGCGCGCAAAGTTCTCGCGTTCCTGAATAGCGTGCTGAACTTCGTGCATCAGTGTCGGATGGTGAAACCCGCGCTTCTGCGGATCGCCGCCGGTTCTGATCGCCCAGTCAGACGGATCATTGCCATAGCCGCCTTCGAACTGCGCCTCTTGAGCGCTGCCTATGCGGCTATCCTTGAACACCTGCATGTTCTTCAGTTCCGGATAGGCTTCCAGCAAAGCCGGGTGTTCCAACACCTCGTCAAGCTTGTATTGGGACAGCCAGCGCGGCGGTTCGTCGGGGTCGTATGGCCCGGTGTAAACCTGCTTGGCGTTCGGTTCGGTCAGTTTGATGGCGCTGTCGTGGTCGCTGATTTCGTGTTTCCAGTCGCCGGCCTTGTCCTTGAACCAGCCGGTTGCTTGCCGCGTCTCGCCGCTCGGCCCGACGCTGGCGCCGGCCTTTTCCATCGTCTTGGCCTGCTTCAACCGCTTCAGGTCTGCGGTTGCCGACTTGACCCCGGCATAGGTGCCGATGGTCGTTGCGCCCTTCTCGACCGCAGGCGCCAGCAGCCCGCCGCCTTCAGCGCCAGCGGCCGGGAACAACCCCATCAGGCGCGCGAAGCCTTCCACGGGCTGCCCTTCGGCCGTCTGACCGTTGATCGCATCGATGTGGGCATTCGCCACGTTGGCGGGGCTGAGCGCTTCCATGCCGCGCCCGATCCGGTTCAGCGTCGTGCCCGGCGGCAGCATGTTGCCATCGCCCCGGCTATCGGTGAACGGGCGCAGCAGGTCGTTGAGGACGACCCCCGGCATGATCGGGATGTCGCCAACCGGAAACTCGGCATCGCCGAGCAGGCCAAGCTGGCGCCGGCTGGTGTCGAGGTAGTCGAGCAGGCCCATCAGACGACCCAGCCCACATCCGGTTTCAGGGGCTTGGACCAGCCATCGTCCGCGCCGTCCGTCATCGCCATGGCGAAGCCCAAGAACGCGTCGGCGGCGTGGCTGCTGTCATCGTGGAGCGGTTCCTTGCTCCATTGCCCGGTCTCCGGATTGACCGCGTAGCGATACCGCCGCAGCGCGTTCAGGCCATCGGCGCAACGATCTGCGTCGAAGTAGCAGCGGGGAAAAACTGTCCGTGCCGCGTTGATCTGATCCACTTTCCGCGTGACGGGCACCACTTCCACCCGGTAACCAGCGTCCTCGACCTGTTTGGCGATGGTTCGTGGAGAAGCCAGCAGTTCGTGACGGGCATCGTGAGGCAGATAGGCGGTGCCGTAGACGTACTCACGCTTCTGCAGTTCCTTGAGGTAATGCGACAGGTCAAAGCCCCGGTTCTGGTAAAAGTCGATCAGCCGGTATTCGAAGCCAACCTGCTGGGCGAACCAGATCGAGGTCATGTCGGCGCGGCCGAGGTCCCAGAACGTGTGGACTGGTTTGGCCCGCTCCAGCGGCACGCGACAGAACCGCTTCTCGCTGGTCGCCTTGCGGATTTCCTGAGCGAAGATCGCGCCGTCGAGGACCTGCCGGGTGTG